CTTTTCTTTTACACATTTCAGACAGAATTGAAGTGAACTGGTCAGATTCGGTTGGATTTCGACAGATTCAAACGGAGATAAGCAGAGTGAAACAGAAAAAATCAGAAAACTATATTTTGACCTATTATCAGCAAATCAAAGATGGTTCTGTGACGGTCGGCAAATGGATTCAAAAACTTTATGAATACATTGTGACCGGTTTTCAGTTGAAATCATTCTACTTTGACCAGAAGAAAGCAAACTTTGCGATTGACTGGATTGAAAAACACTGTTTTCACACAGAAGGTGAACTGGCACCAGGCAATCTGAAATTGGAGTTGTGGCAGAAAGCATTCTTTTCGTGTGTGTTTGGAATCGTTGATGCAGACGGTTTCAGACAGTTTCGTGAAATACTGCTTATCATGGGCAGAAAGAACGGAAAAACTTTGGTTGGAAGTTCAGCAACAAGTTTTGTTTGGCACAATGGCGGTTTCGGTACACGTTGTTTTTGCGTTGCACCAAAACTGGAACAATCAGAACTGGCATATGCAAACGTGTGGGTGATGACAACACTTGACCCGGAATATCAAGAGAAATACGCAGAATCACGTGTGCTTGATTCATCACGCAGAAAGATGAACCCGGATGACCCAACAATGGAAAAGCACCGTCAAACTGACCTGTTCATTCCTGGTACAAACAGCACCGTCAAGAAAATCGCATTCAGTGCAAAGCGGTCAGATGGTTTCAATCCATCATTGACACTTTGTGATGAAATAGCTGCGTGGGGTGGCGATAAAGGACTGAAACAGTATGAAGTCATGAAGTCCGGCATGGGTGCACGCAAAGAACCGTTACTGTTGTCTATCAGCACGGCAGGGTATGAGAATGATGGAATATATGACGAACTGATGAAGCGTGCAACACGGTTCTTGAACGGTGACAGTAAAGAAAAGAAACTGCTGCCGTTTTTGTATATCATTGATGACCCGGACAAATGGAATGACATCAATGAACTGAAAAAATCAAATCCGAATCTTGGGGTTTCAATATCTGTTGATTATCTTCTTGAAGAAATAGCGATTGCAGAAGGTTCACTGTCAAAGAAAAACGAGTTCATGACGAAATACTGTTGTGTGAAACAGAACAGTTCAACGGCATGGTTAGAATCAAAAGATATTGAAGAAAGCATGGTTTCCGGTCTGACACTTGATGATTTCCGGGGTTGTTACTGCTGCGGCGGCATAGACTTATCAAGATGCGTTGATTTGACATCTGCGTGCATTGCAATCGAACGTGACGGAATCACATACGTGTTCACAAAGTTTTGGATGCCGTCAGAACGTTTGGATGACATGATTCAACGTGACCAGGTTCCGTATAACATTTATCACCAGAAAGGTTATCTTGACTTATCTGGTGAAAACTTTGTTGACTATAACGATTGTTTCAACTGGTTCAAGATGCTTGTTGAACAGTATGAAATCATGCCGTTAAAAGTTGGATATGACAGGTGGAACGCATTGCAGCTGACCGAACAGATGAAGAATTATGGTTTTCATATGGATGATGTTTTTCAAGGGTTCAATCTTTCCGGTGTGATGGATGAATTTTATGGAACGCTGAAAGACAGAAAAATCAAAATCGTGGAAAACGATTTGATGAAAATACACATGTATGACAGTGCTGTGAAACTGGATTCGGACAGCGGTAGAAAAAGACTGGTAAAAGTTGCAAACACTGTGCACATTGATGGAATGGCAAGTTTACTGGATTGTTTGACTGTCAAACAGAAATGGTATTCAGAAATTGGTGTGCAGTTGCAGAATCAAGGCAGGTGAAAAACATGGGAATTTTTGACAGGCTATTCAAAAAAGAAAATGTGGATGTAGCACGGCACAATGATGGTTATTTTCAAACATTGACCGCATACAAACCGCATTTTTCTTCATGGAACGGCAAAATTTATGAATCAGCATTGGTGCGGTCTGCCATTGATGCACGTGCACGGCATATTTCAAAGCTAAAGGTTGAAATAATCGGAACGGCAAAACCGCAGCTGCAAACACGGTTGAAGTTAAGACCAAACGGTTTTCAAACCTGGTCACAGTTCCTATACCGTACAAGCACCATTTTGGACATGCACAACACAGCGGTGATTGTGCCTGTCTATGATGAGTACATGACAGTGACCGGGTATTTCACTGTGTTACCAAAACGCTGTGAAGTTATTCAGTATAACGGTGAACCGTGGCTGCGGTATAAGTTCAGACACGGTGACACAGCTGCATTGCCTATGTCTGAATGCGCTGTTTTGACAAGGTTTCAATACAGTTCTGATTTCTTTGGTGAACCGAACAATGCACTTGATTCAACAATGAAACTGGAACACATGAACAATGAAGCGATTGAGGAAGGAATCAGAAACGGCGCAACATATCGGTTCATGGCACGTGTAAACAACTTCAGTTCAACTGAAGACATGAAGAAAGAACGCATCAGATTCAGTGAAGCAAATCTGAAAACTGATGATGACAACAGTGGTCTGTTACTTTTTCCGAACACGTACACGGACATCAAGCAGATTCAACAGGATTCATATAATGTTCCGGAAAAGGAACTGGAAGAAATCAGAACGAATGTCTACAACTATTTCGGTGTGAATGCAGATGTACTTCAGTCAAAAGCATATGGTGATGCCTGGTCAGCGTTTTATGAATCGGCGGTTGAACCGTTTGCAATCCAGTTCAGCGAAACAATGACACATGCCATGTTCAGTGACACAGAGATTCAAAGAGGTACGCTGTTGATGCTGACCGCAAACCGTTTGCAGTATATGAGCACAAGCGAAAAGTTGAATGTTTCAAGTCAGATGGCTGACCGTGGAATTATGAACCGTGATGAAATCCGGGAAATCTGGAATCTTCCACCACTGCCAGATGGTCAAGGACAGGCATATACCATTCGTGGCGAATATTATTTATTGAACGATGATGGAACATTCACAAGGGAAGGGGTGACAGATAATGCCAATCAAGAGTGACAGAGAATATAGAAACATCGGAACGTTTGAAGTACGTGAAGACCAGACATCTGAAGAATATCTGGTGCGTGGGTATGCATCAACATTTGAACCGTATTTGATGTTTGAAGATGAAGGTATTCAGTATTTTGAGAGAATCGCACCAACAGCATTTGATGATGCTGACATGTCTGATGTCGTGTTCTTACGTGACCATACCGGGCGAGTGCTAGCACGGACAAAGAACGGTTCACTGAAACTGTCCACGGATGCACACGGACTGTTGACAGATGTGAACCTTGGCTTGACTGATGCGGCGCATGACATGTTTGAAGACATCAAGACACAGAACTATAGTCAGATGTCTTTTTCTTTTGTGGTAGCACGTGGCGGTGAACATTTTGAAGACAACGGTTCAACGGTCACACGTGTAATTGACCGCATTTTCAAGGTATATGACACCAGTGCAGTTGCATTTCCGGCAAACCCAACTACAAACATTGGGGTTGCGTATCGTGACCTGTTCAACGGAGTGATTGAATCCAGGAAAGCGGAGCGACTTAAAGCGATAAAGGAAAGAGCACTGTTAAAGATTAAGTTGAACAGGAGATGAAGCAAATGGAAATCAAAGAAATGCAGATGGAAAACATCGAACAGCGCATGACAGAGATTGAAACAGAAATGAACGCTGACGGTGCTGACATCGAAAAACTGAGCGCAGAAGTTGATGCACTTCTGGAGCGCAAGAACCAGATTGCAGCTGAAGCAGAAGAAAAGCGCAGTCTGATGAACAAAGTTGCCGGTGCCAAGGTTGAACCGGTATCTGTATTTGACACAGTAGAAAATGGAGAGAAAAAAATGACAATCAATGAACTGAGAAACAGCAAAGCATATATTGATGCGTTTGCAAATTATGTTAAGACCGGTGATGATTCTGAATGCCGTGCGCTGATGACTGAAAATGCAGTCAGTGAAGGACAGGTTGTTGGAACCGTTGCTGTGCCGGAAATGGTTGAAACAATCATCAATACCGCATGGGAAAATGATGAAATCATGAGCCGTGTGCGCAAGACTTTCATCAAGGGCAATCTGAAAGTCAATTTTGAAATCAGCGGAACGGATGCTGTTCTTCATCTTGAAGGTGACGATGCAGTTGATGCAGAAGAACTGGTACTTGGCATGGTCACACTTGTACCGCACAACATTAAGAAGTGGGTACCAATCACGGATGAAGTTTATGAAATGACCGGTGAAGCATTCCTGGATTATATTTATGATGAACTGGCATATCGTATTGTCAAAAAGGCTGCCGGTATTGTCATTGCTGCAATCCTTGCATCTCCGGCAACATCCAGTGCATCTGCACCGGCAGTTGCGGTTCTGACACAGGCACTTGGTGCCGGAACAATTGCATCTGCTGAAGCACTTCTGTCTGCTGAAGCAACCGACAATGTTGCAATCATGAACCGTGCAACATGGGGTGCGCTGAAGAACATCCAGGTCACTTCTGGTCAGAATGTCGGTGATGTCTTTGATGGTCTGCCGGTTGTATTCACGGATGCACTTCCG